TTCGGATTCTTCTTTATCTCCGTCTCCAAAGAGGTAAGCGTATGTTGTACTAAGTCGCTTCCTAAAGTCGAAAAAAAAACCGTTGCACCTAAGACAACATTTAACGGTGCGTACTTCATTACCTCACTAAATTCATCTGTCCCCGTGTACTCAAATATTTCATGCCTATCTTTTACTTTCTTTGTAATTGGTCGATACATTACAGCCATCGCTTTGTGAAAAGTTTCTACGCTGGATATATTACTTTCTAAATCAATATACTCTCCGAAAGTCATGTCCTCCAGATTAGGAATAAACCCAAATTCAACACCCTTTATTTTAAATGTAGCTTGAAATTTAGGCTTCTCTTTGAAGATGTTGTTTAGGTGTACTGTTAAATCTCTGATGTCGTTCCATTTTACCCTTACTACGTCTTTCATTTGTAGGCCGCAGAATATTTCAACCGTCTTTTGGCCAATAAATTCTTGGTCATTCGATTTTTCAACTACCTTCATGAACTCTTGATAGCTCTTTAAAGGTATTTCACTTAATGAAGTAGGGATTACTATTTCTGTTTTCATTCTATTTATTAACTTTTTATTCGTGTTTTTGTAGTTTGAGCATTTTGTTAACGTCAACAAAAAGATATTTTCACACTATTTGCATACTTGAACGGGTGCGAAATATTATTTATTTACCAAATGTGATACTTACCGTAGTTAGAATTTAATCCTAACGTTTCCATTTCATGATATCGCAGCGCATCTATAGCATGATTGTTTGTGTCAATCGGTTTATTTAAACGTGTTCCTTGCTTGTCAGTGTCCCAGCAATAGGCTCTCAGCTCTTTAATTAAATTAACGCTGTTAGAAGTAACTAAATATTCTTGGCGTTGCATAACATCAATACCGTAGTTAATTGAATCCTTGCCCTTTGTAACGCCTTTAATTGTTATTCCGTAACGCTTTATTTCTTCAATGCTTTTAGGTTCGCTCGAATCAGCATATACAGGTACGTGTTTCGGTAGTTCTTTTGCAATATCACTATTAAGCATTCCCGTTTGGTACTTCAATTCGTTTAATATTCGTTGACCGTTGTAATTGTATATTTCTATTATTGCAGTTGGGTCGTTTGTATAACCAAAATCTAATCCAATACCGATTAACTTTGCGTCTTTCGGTAGTGTGTCGATTGTTTTCCAATTACTGAATATAACGCCTTCTAACATTCCTATTTCACCTAACCCATAGACTCTCCACCAGTTAGCCCAGTATGCGCTTGTTTCCGCTTTTAAACGGTTCTTTTCTATTTGTTGAACTATACTATTGTCTAAGGCTTCGTTATCTTTATACGTGAGAATTAAGAAGTCGCTGTCGGGTTCGTCTTTTAGTTCTTTGTGTACCCAGAACTCATTAGCTGGATTGAAGTCTAAATAAACTTCTTTCTTTGTACGTATCGCAAGTTCGTTATAAGATTCAAAGGTTACGTTGTTACATTCGTTTATGTAAAGTATATCACGCCTTGCACCCCTTAATTTGCTTGAATCATCAGCACTAAAGAACTCCATTACACTACCGTTTGAAAATTCGTACCTTAAAAGCGACTTATTAAAGCGTTCGTCAAAGTACCTATTATTTTCTTTCATGATTTTAAGAAAGTCTTTTAACGCACCCCTACGCAAATGCGGAATACTTTCAGCGACAATACTAATTTCAGTTCGTGCATATGATGCCGCTTTTGTAATTAACACCGCTAAAACGGAATATGTTTTACCAGCTGAAGTACCGCCTTGAATTATTTTGATTCGTTTTTGTAACGCTTCAATTTTATCTATTGCCGTTGTTATTATCACGTAACTTAAATAAAGGTTGTTCTACGTTCGTTTGTTCTACGTGTTCTTTCAGGTTGTTTAAACGCTGTGTAATACTTGGGTTGTACTGTCCTACCATACCACCCTCGATTTGATCGCGCCGTATTTCTTTGCGTATATGTGAACAGATAGCGGTATATTCTGAATATCTTTTATCTCTATTTAAAAAATAGTCTTCTACTTCGCCTACTTCGTGCCAGCAAAATATTTCGAATCCCTCCATTGTTAAAGGTCGTTCTAAAGGCTCTGCTCTTTCTTCAAACTCTTTACCACCAAATACACTTTTTATTCTTGGGTTCGCTTTTACGTCTTCTTTGTATCTTAGGAATAGTTCGTATAGTTGTTCTGGACTATCTAAGTTTCTTGGTCTACCTACTTTTGCCATTTTACTTCGTGTTTTTATTGTTCTTCTTTATAACTGTTGTATAGAATTTCAAGTTTATTCATTACATCACGTAGACAAGAACCGCAGCTTGTTGGTTGCATATTTACCTTAAATACTCTATTGTAAATTTCTAACATTCTTTTTTGTTCCGTTGGTTTCATTGTGTAACGCTTTTCAGTAAACCATTCAGATAAATATTCGTGTTCGTCTTTTAGTAAACATTCAGGCTTTCGATAAGGAAACAAAGAATTTAACTTCGCTTTTCGTTCGTCGCATCCGCAGTCTTCTCCCATTACCCATTTCGCAACTTTTGCTACTCCAGTAACTTCTAAAACTTTTTCTACCGTGTCCCCTAATCCTTCACTTTGTGCTGCTAATATTTCAGCTTTTGTACGTCTTTTTCGTGCCATAATCTATTTTATTAATTCGTAATCCTGGTTCTTAAAATCTTCGTAATCTTCACTTACATTTTCTTTTAATCGTTCTTTGCAAGTCTTAATTGTTTTCCATACGCTTTTAAAACTTATACCCGTTACACCTTCTATTTGTCTTGTACTCATTCCTGAAGTTCGGTATAAATCAAATAATAGTTGATCGTACCAATGCCATTGTTTAACCTCGTGGTTTATCTTTATTTCTAATCGTTTCTTTGCTTCAAGTATTTCAGGCAAGTATTCGTCTTTTATTTGATAGGCTTCCGTTATGCTTACTTTTGTTATTCGTGTTTTACTCTTTTTGTAATCAAACGCCATGTTTCTTAACACCGTCCAGACAAAGTTTTTATTCAGCTTGTTATTTAAATAAAACCGTTCTACGTTATTTATTACAGCCATCTTTAAATACATTTCTTGTACTATATCCTGCGCGTAAAATTCCTCGCCAAAAGTGCCTACGATTTTAATCCAGTCGTTGTGGTGCTTACTTAGTTCTATTAAAAACTTTTCATTTACCAAAGCGAAGTGAATAATTGTATTACTGATAAGCTGGATAAAAATATTAAAACGCGGTGTATTGATTCTAATATTAATTCGTCTTTATATACCCACGTTTGAAACTTCTCACTACTTACCCAAAAGGCACAAACAAGAAAAACCCTATCTAAAATAAATAGGGTTATCAAAAAAGGTAAAAGTAAGGCGTGTCTCACCTCACAAAGTTATACTATTTTTTTAAATATTCGACAAACGTCGCTCTTCAAATATTATTTCTTGGTTAAAATCAAATTCTTCTTGCATTAATTCGTACTCATCAAACTCAAAAGAATACGGGTCATTGTCTAAAACGCTTTCAATGTATTCACAAATTAATTTCGTGTTTCTTTTGTTTAGGTGCTTAGAACTTATTAACGCTCCATCTTCAGCGTAGAAGTCGTATTTACTTAGTTTAACCGTTACGCTGTCTAATTCACCGCCTTTTAATATCCATTCAGGTGTAAATTGAAACTGCATCTCTTTACCTTTGCCGCAGTCAATATCAAAATACCCTACCCCGTTGTTAACTTCAATGTTTTTTACTGTTGTGTTTCGTGTTTTCATAACCTTAATTTTAATTATTTCTTCAAAATTAATATAACTTTTTAAATAAACAATACTTTGAATAAAAAAAATGCGGAATTTTTTACGTTCCGCACTTAAAATACTTGCAAAGTGTGGGCGACCGTGTTTCACAATCCTTTAACCACTGCAAGTTTATTACTTGTTAGCATCTAAAAACTTTCCTATTCGTTCAATTGTAGCGGTGTTTATTGTTTTACCCTTTAAGAACGTGTGTATGTTACTTTGGTGTAATTTAGCTTCTAAACAAAACTTATTTAGTGTTATTCCTTTGCTTTGAATATACCGCCAAATTAACGTCCGTGTTACATTATTTATATTCGCTACTATCTTTTCTTCTTTCATAGCTTAAAAGTTGTTTAAAAAGTCTGAAATATCGTTGCTTTGCGGCTGCTGTGGTTGTTGTGGTTGCGGCTGCTGTTTTTCTTCAGACGGCTTAATTGATATACTTAAGAACCCGTTACCTTTTTTACTTATCTTTTTCCACGCGCTTAAATCAAATTGACGACCGTTTATTAATATGTTTCCAGTCATATCTGGTTGCGTTTCTTTCGTCTTTTTGTCGTTGGTAAACAACGCACCTGAATTGTCATAATTTTTGTTTTCCATTTTATTTTACTTTTAATTTTAACATTTTAATTACTAAAGAATCAGCGTTTACAGTACCGCCTTCATCTGTTACGCTTGTTAGTGCTTTTACTAATTGCTTTAATTCTTTAAGTTCTTTTTTTAATTCTTGTATTTCTTGGTTAACTTCTGGATTCATAGCTTTTCTATTTCGTGTTTTACTTCTTCCCAATGACATTTTATTACACCGGGAAATGAATTTTGTATAAGCTCATCAACTGCAATTAAAGCGCATTGTTTAGCTTCAATTTCAAACATTAAATTAGCTCCATTTTTAAATTCTGAATCTTCTATTTGTAGATATTTATCCACTAAATCTTGCGCTTTCTCTTTTGGTGTCATATTACTTGAATTAAGTTATTATAATATTCTCTACATTCTTCTATTCGTGTTTTAATAGCTTCTATTACTTTCTCATCTCGCTTAATTACGTGCGTTTTAACACGCTTTTCCTTAGGTATATGCCCGAATGTATGTTTATCTTCTACAAACGTTCTTATATCGTCGCTTTCTCCTATTACATTTTGTTTCCAGTGTTCCCTTCTTATTTCGTCTTCTACTATTTGTAAAGGCGTATCAACTAAACAATAACACAATAAAGCCTCTTGTTTGTCAGTTAGCCACATATAACCCTGAAGCTGGTAGTAATAATCTTTGTTATTTAGTTCGTTTTCTATTACCTTATCAAAAAACGTAAACGCATCCCAAGAACTTTTAACATCAATTAGTACATCCGTGTTTATGTCAGGCTTTCCTGTTACCCAGTCATTAGAAAATTGTTCTTCATTCTTGTAAATAAAGCCTACGTCTAAAACACTTTCAGTTAATTTAATCGCTTCGGGTTCTACTTCGTTTCCTTTGTCCGTGTATCTACTCCAAAACTCTTTATGTATTCCGTATTTTTCTTGTATTGCTAATTCTAAAATATAGCTTTTAGTAGTTTGAGAAAGACGCTCCCCTTTTGTACGGGGGTTCGTCATTATTTTGCCGATTTGTGAACAACGTACTTTCATAATAACAAGGCTTTTTCTTGTGCTTCACTTAATTGAAATTTCTCTTTTAACTTTTCGATAGTAATTTTACCTTCGTTAATTGCCTTCAAAGCATCAGTAAATCTTTTGTTATCCAACGTTTCTTTTTTAGGCTTTTCTTGTTCTCCTGAAGCGTCAGTGTCTTTGTCCGTTACTAATCCTAAAATTGAACTTAAACAATACCTACGGAAATACGTAACGCCCGAACCGAAACTTTGAAAATCATTCATACCTTTTAATTGTACGTATGGAATTAAAGTATTTGAATCAATCATTTCACCGCTTTCAACGTGAAATAAAACCGTTTTAAGATAGTTTAATCCGTCTTGTGAGTTAATTAGTTGGGTGAATCCTAATCCGTGTTTTTGTAGTAATGGATTTACTTCGCTAAATATTTTTGGAAGATCCGAATATGAGTAACCATATCCTTGTGTTTCTTTGTGAATTACTTTCACCTCTTGCTGGAACGCCGCCAGACTTTTTAATAAATGTTTCATAATAACTTTGTTTAATTTTTACAAATTTAATATTAATTTTTAATATAACAATAGTTTTAAAAAAAAATACTTAAAATAATTTTAATTGCGCTACGTGGTTGTTTATTCGTTCAACCGCCTTTTCGTAGTATTCTAAATCTAATTCACAAGCCGTTAGTTCAAAGCCGTAATCATGGCAAGCTATTGCTATTGAACCACTGCCTAAATGAGTGTCTAAAATTTTGTCACCTTGTTGAGCATATTTGTCTAAAAGCCATTTGTAAAGTGCTACGGGTTTTTGGGTTGGGTGTATTTTATTATATTGGTCTTGTTGATAACTTCTATCAAAATGCTTTGCGTTACCTATACTTGTGTAAGCTAATTCCCATTCAGAGAAATTACCATTTTGATGTTTAAACCAACAAATCATACCTTTACCTAAATTAAAATATTCTGTAAAATAATTAGCACCCCAAATTATTTGATTTTTTGAAATTCTAAACAATTCGTTAAAATATAATTGTGTTGGCGTTTCTTTATCCCATTGCTTTGAATTATCATATTTAATTGTTTTTTGCCCATCTCTACCACTATAATTAATCCCATAAGGCGGATCAACTATTGCCAAATCAAAATACTTATCTGGATAGCGTGCCATGAGCTGCATGTTGTCTTCGTTTGTTATTTCTATTTTATCCGTTACTTTCATAAAAATTTCTTTAAACCTTGCACCGCATTCTCAATTGAATTTGCACGTTCCTGAAGGCTTGTTATTTGTTCGAGGATAGTTTGCTTACAATCGCTTGTAAAATACCCGTGTGACGTAGCTATTAAGGGTATTAAGCTATTTGAACGAATGTAGTTAACCATTTTGCGTAAACGTACGCCAGTCATTTTGATTTTGTATCCGTTGTTTTGTAAATACTGATTCATTCGTGTTACTATTAATTCGCTCTTAATCGGATTGTTTTTTTTATATTGTCTAAATCCGTGAATTACTATATTTAGTATTTCCATTTCTTCAGCCGTTAATTCGCTGGTGTGTTCTTCAAACCCCGTAATCATTTGTAAATGTTTTTAATGTTATTCTTTTGAGCATATCTAATTACAAAGTCTTGCGCATCTTCTAACCTTTGGCTTGAATAAAGATACTGCCTATTCCTACGAACGTAAAAATAATTATAAACGTAACCGTACTTGTTTTTTACCTTAGTTGGGTAAATCCATTTTAATTTAATTTCCATACTTATTTGTTTTATGTTTGTCAAAAGTAATATAAATTATTAATATAACAACTATATATCAAAATTCTTTATCTTTTTTTTGTAGGTGTTAATTATTTCCTTTAATTCGTCTATTGTAAACTTCCGTGTTTTATTAGCTTCCAGCTCCAAAAGTGTTAATTGTTCAATTCCTATCTTGTTAATTAATCTACTTCTATATTCTATTAAATTACCGCTTAAATACTGGTTACAAGTAATGCAACTGCTATGGACGTTAAATTCATTAAAACGAACGTTCCAATGATTATTAGCATTGAAGTAATGCGAAGCGTTTACACGTCCTGTAATTGGCTTGTCGCAACTTATACATGGCAATCCTTTATCTCTTAAATTAATATACTTGTTTACTATTTGTTGTGTCAGTTTTAAGTAATCAGACAAAGTCATTAAGTCCATTTTTAACTTCGCTTTTTTACGCTTCCAGTTCTTTTCTTTTACCTCGTTTATCCATTCAGATACGCAGTTAGGCTCAAAACAATTCTTTTGTAGGCTTGTAATCGGTGAAAAGACGGATTTACAGTAGCGGCATTTTCGTGTTTTCATATCTCAATCTCCTTATTCATTTGTTCTAAGTGCCGTATCTTTTGTTTAAGCTGCATTATTTCTATTTCCATTTTGTACTGCTTTGAGTTACTCGCTCTCAACAGTTTGTCTACGTGTTCAAAGTACAACACCGCTTCACCTACTTCTGTTAAGCTCTTTTCCATTGAATCAATTAAATCTTTTCTGTGTCCGTGTTTTTCTTTTATTTTATCCAGTGAATTTTGAATCTTTAAATATACCGTCCAAAGACCCGTTTTTCTTTTTATAAACTCAATTGACATTTTATATGTTTTTTAATGCGTTTTGATATGCGTTATGTGCTTCTTCTTCTGTTTTAAAAGAACCTAAATAATTATTAATACCATTAATTTGTATTTGAGCAACCCATGAATGATATATTCTATCTTTATATTTATCTGTTTTCAAATGTACTCCTTTAAATTTACTTGAATAAATTTTATTAGTTTTAAAAGAATTTTCTCTTTGTGTAATTATTTGTAAATTTTCAACTTTATTATCTAATTTATTATTATTTATGTGGTCAACTACTAATTTATGCCCACAAGGAATATGATTTAAAAATGATTCAGCAACCATAACATGAATTTGCTTATGTTTTCTAATTCCTTTTTTATTTAACATAACTCCATTATATCCTTTTGAGTTTATTCCGCATTTTAAAATAACTCCTTGTTTATTTCGTAAAAAACTTTTTACATTACCATAATTACTAATTTGGTATAAACCTTCATGCCCTATCACATCTTTCCAAATTTCTTTTTTCATAAAATAAAAAAGCCTTAATGCTTTCGAGGTTACGGACTCTACTCACATTAAGGACTTAAATAATTTTTTACTTGTAGCCGTAACTCTACTTTGCAAATATAATAAAATATATTTATTCTAACATAATTAAAATGGCATTTCGGGGTTTCCGTCTTTATTTATAACTGGCTCTAATTCTTTAAACGCTCCTTGCTTTATTCGTTCACTAAACGAAAGTAATTCTTTTCCGTTTACAATATCAGGCTTACGTACGGGAAAACTATTTGAAACGGGCTTTAATTCGTGTTTTTGTCGCATAGCGTATATTTTATTTCCTACCATGTCTTTTATATAGTATTGATATTTTTCTACGTCTAAATACATTTTGTAAGTACCGTTTTTTGAAACGCCTTTAGGCTTGCTTTTAGCCACTTTTAAGTGTACTTCGTTTTCTTCATATACATTACCTTCGCTATCCATTACTCCAGCGGGTGGACGCCACGGAATTAAAACCGTTAAACCTTTTCTAAACCATACTTGACCGCCCGCAAAGTCGCGCGCCGTTGGCATAGGGTAAAATGTATGTCCGTTTTGTGTTACGGGTGCTTGATCACGTACGTGGTTTATAATGCAATTGTGTCTTTTCGTCTTTCGGGCGTTTTTACGTGCCATCCCTAAAATTCTACTCAAATATTTGTCCTCGCGTCCCAAGTCCGAATGTATATATTCTTCAGTAAGTTCGTTCCAAGGGTCTATTGTAGTTGTGTTAATTGTTATTTCTTGACTTCGTTCAATTTCATCTACTAATTTATAGAAGTTTTCAAGCGTTAAATCTTCGTCAATAGGGTCGATTACTATAAAATGATCGTTAACAAACATTTCTGCAGCCACTTGTTCGCCTTGTGTCATGTTATTTTCGCCTATTGTGTACGGTTTACCGATATATTTATAGCATAATTCCGCGTAAATTTCCGCAGCGTTACCCGTTTCGGGGGAAAATATTACGTGTTTCCAACCGTGTAAGCAACTTAAATTAATTAGAAACTCGAACCATATTTCCGTTTTACCGCTGGCGGGCGCTGCTCCTATATAAGTTGTACATCCTTCTTTTACGGTGTAGGGTATTTGGTCGAAAGTCCAGCCTATTGAATTACCGCGTACGTTCTTTTCGTGCCTTATATTGTGTAATTCCGTTTGTAGGTCGCTTAGTCTTTTATACATTTTATTCGTGTATTATGTTAGGTGTATAAGTAATTGTTTTTGGTTTACTATATTCAATATCATTCCAACATTTATTGTTTATCCAAGTAGCTGGATTCTTTCTAAATTGTTTATCAGGTGTATTACGAATATAGTTAGGAAGATTTTCAAATATAAGTTTTATTTCTTCGTCTTTTAGTTTCAAAAACTTTTCTAAACATTTTTTTCTGTCAATTTGCTTATCAAAAATTTTCCAAAAATCATTAAATAATATTTCTTTTTCATTATTATCATTCTTGTTTGTTGTTAGTTGTTTGTTAGTTGTTTGTTGCTTGTTTGTTATTTGTTCGTTTATTATATCATTTTCTTGTTGGTAACATTCGTATTTACAGATAGTTACAACGCTAAACTTGTTTGTTGTTTGTATGTTAATTTCATTTGTTTTTACAAACTTTTTTAAAAGTGTTCTAATCGTTTGCAAACTTATTCCTGTATCAGCTGAAATCTTACCAAAAGACGTAACAAATTGACCTTTTTTAATATCAATACCTTGCCATTGTCCATCTTTATGGTTAGCCTTTAAAACTAAATACATAAACAAATGAACAGCTTCGCTTTTATTAAACCATTCCCAGTCTAAAAACTTACGGTGTATTTTAATCCATCCAGTCATCGCTAATTTTTAAAAATACCATCAATGATTCTATTTCCTCATGTGTCATTGTGTAAAATGTTTCACCATGTGAATTTAAAATTGACACAATTAATTCTCCTTCAATTCTTGTAAATTGAATTTCACCATCTTTTTCATTAATACCTTTACAACTAATAATCATAATTCAAATTTTTAAGCATAAAAAAAACCTCTTAAATCCTTTGGGGCTTCACTTCCAAATTCATTAAAAGGCTTTAATAACTTCTTTAGGTTCTATAGTGTGAAGCCGAACCGTATGCAAATATACAAATTATTTTTTAATCGAATTCGTTGTTTATTGTTTTTATTATTAATTTTCTTTTCCAGTATTTTGCTACTCTTAAATTCCTAACTGTTAAAGACGTGTTTCTAAACCGTGTCAAGTTTCGGCGTTTCTTCATTCGTTTTTTCATAGTATTTACATCTTATTCTTAACTTAATTAATTCTAACTTACGTACGGTATTGCATTTTAATACGTCGTGTTCTAAACTAAAACCGTTGGCGGGTACGTCGAACAAAACACGAACTAATTGAGTATGCTCTTTGTAAAGTACATCGTTCATTTCTTCGTACATTTTATGCATCCTAATTCCGTAAATAACAGTACAATGTAGTTTGTTAAACATATCTCCTATTTCGTACAATGTTAATCCGTGTTCTCGTAGTATATTATACAAGTAATAACGCTGGTAACAACTGTCACGGTCTTTTTTAATACCGTCTAAACCGTTTGCTTTTATGTATTCAATTATCTTCTCCATGCTTTTTTATTAATCCTATTCCTATTAAAACTATTCCTACCGTGAAAAGTAGTAAAGCCATTTTTGCTTCTTCAGTCATATCTTACTTTTAATTACTAATTTCAATTGTCCGTTTATTTCTCGTTCAACGCTATCGTGAATAACATCTAAATATTCTTGCTTGAATTCTACTTCGTGCCATTTATCTTCGATTTGAACGCTTTTCTTTTGATTGTGATACATTTCTATTCCCGAGCCTATTAAGTCCTTTAATTCGTCTAAAATTAGCCTTAAATCGGTTTGTACAGTCCACTCGAAAGTAACACTAACTCGTTTTGTCCGTTTTTTACCGCCGTTACCGTTCATTTTGTAAAGTTTAATATTGCATCTAAATAATCTAAATATAGCTTTTCGTTGAACGATCCACCTTTGTCTTCAGGGCAAATCTTTGTTTTCCACTTGCGGCTTAAATAAACTACGTTAGGACGGTGCGGAAAATAGGTGTTAACCGCATTTTTAATTTTTGACTTCATCTCTTTTAGTTTTAGAAATTAATACTAAAGATAAACATAATACGCCAGCCGCTAATAATAAATAGCTTTCGTAGTTAGCACCCAACAAAATAATTATTGAGTTAATTAAAATTCCTGTTCGTTTTTTCATAGTGTTTGTTTAAATGTGCGTTACCGAGTCGCACCCCTCGTTATGTTATTTAATACTCCCAATTAATTATAATTGATTCGCAAACTCCAAAATTAGATGTAATAAAATCTAAAATTCTTTGATGCATTTCTGTTCTTGTTTCATTTTCAGATATGTTATAAAACATTCCTATTGATTTTTCATTTACTTTTACTGTTGCCTTCATAATTATTTGTTTAAATATTTCTGCTAAATTAATATAAATAATTAATATAACAACTATCTAAACGAAATATTTTAAAAAAAGTTTTAAAAGCATATTGTTGACGTCAACGAAATGGCATAAAAAAACCCCTACCGAAATAGGGGTCTTTCAATCATAAATTAAACAAAGCATCGTATGAAATGCGTACAAATATAAAAAATTATTTTCCTACTTTAAAACGTCTTAAAACAAATTTTACTATTCTTTTTGCAATTGCTTTCCAAAGAACCCCCTTCGCGTCAACTTTCACCTCCACGCCCTCGGGGGTCTTTTCCACGTGAATATCTATATTTTTAGAATCTAATTCAAATTCTTTGCGTATCTCGTCACGTACTATTTTAATGTCTACGTTCTTCGTATCAATGTCAATCTTTACGTTTGTACCGTCTTTTTCCAAGTTAACGTCTACGTTATCCGTATCGATTGTAATTTTTTTCTTTGCCATAATTATTTATTTATTCCAACGTCTTGGATTTTTTCCATTAAAATAAGTGTCGTAATGTACCCAAGTTGAATATGTACCTATTCCACCTTGTTTCATTTTACCAGCCGCGATCAATTTCTCAATTACTTCTGTAACTTGTTTAGGTGTGTAACCTTCAACTTTTATATCAGCAGCTTGACCCGTAATATGTTTACTTGATTTAACTCCTCCTACTTTAGCGTTGTGTTCTGGTGAACGATAGCCGCTTGTTATCTTAATAGGCTTTTTAACTTCGTCTCTAAGCACTTGTAAATTCTTTGCGAGTTCCTGAATGTTACGTAATACAGTTTCAGTTAAAGCGAAATTATGCTTGTTAAACTCGTTTAAATTAAAATTGTTTGTTAGCTTCATAATTATTTTTTCGCTAAGATACGCTTTTTACTATCAATCACAGCAACAGTATCAGATTTTATGATTGGAGCTTGTGGTTGTTTTTCTTCAATAGGCTTTCTATTGTAATATTCGTTTTTATCTAAACAGTTGTACAAACGTGCTTTCACATCTTGCACTTCAAAATGCGTGTAAGCTAACCATAATGCAAGTACTCCGACTGCGCCTTGTTTTTTTATTATTTCAATAAATTGTGTAATAGGTATCATTTTCGTAGTTCAAAAGGTGGTTGTGTTGGTTTTGGTTCGTAAGGAATTAATTCAAGGTCTTTAACCCAAAGAAAGTCAGGGTTAACGCATTGCTCCATTTCTTCAACTGATATAATCCAATTATCGTTAAGGTCTTGGATAGGATTGAAGTAACTATCAGGTGCATACCATTGACCGATTAATTCGTCTTTTTGTAACTCAGTAAGCAAACCTACATAAGTTAGTCTTTGTTCTTTTGTTAATTCGTTTAGTTTCATATCTTATAATTAAATATTTCTGGAAAGTGCCACTTGGAATGCTTGTACCGCTGTGTAAAAGTTAGCCGCTTCGGTATCTGTTAAACCATCTCCTATTGAAGCGAATGCATATTGTCTATTTGTCCAAAGATTGTCATAATTACGTTTACCAATATGATATGTAATATTAGGCTTTGTTGCTCCAGAAGCACCCGTTGAACTACCTAAAACAGTACTTCCGTTTTTAAGTAATTTAAACGCATTGGATGCCGTTCTTGTATTAATATAATGACCTAATGAATTGGAATTAGTATGACTAAAATTAGCTGCCATATTCCAATTATAAGAAGTTGGAGCGTAATTTAATTCAAGGTCAACTAATACAGAACCAAACCCACCCCCCATATCAATACCACCTTGATTATTAGTTCTTGAATATATGGATATATGGTTACTATTTATATCAGTTAAGTTAGTTGATGGATTATAATAAGTTTCCGCAAAAGCATTAACTCCATTTGTTTGATAACCATTTACTGAATGAGTACCACCACCACTAAATACTAATCTAAACGCAGCGTTTGTATCTAAAGGATTCTTTAAATTAAATTTATGCGTTGTTGCCGTACCACCTACAAATGGATAAACCGCTGAAAATTTACTCCAAATGTTATAACCTTTCAAGTCAACTACTAAAGTATTAATAGCGCTTTGTTGAGTAGCATCCGTTATTGCAGCCGCTGTAATGAATGCTTGTGCATCCGTATCAAAAGGTACTGTCCCAATAATATCAGTTGCTCCAGCTTCAGAAACGGAATAAACCGAACCCCAGCCGATTGCATTATCAGCACCTTGCCCCCATCCTATGTCGTTATTTGAAGCACCATCGCCCCATCCATTTGCATTTGCCATTTTCTAAGTTGTTATGTCTCCGTATAAATACCATTCGTTTGTATCTCTTTTGTACAAAGTAGCTACTGAATATTGACCCGTTGTTTTAGTCTTACCACCGCTACTTATTAAAGTTACGCCCGTATCTGGTACAATAATAACTTGTCCTGTTCCGTATTGTGCCAAAGTTATAATAGTTCCAGAAGGAAAAGCAACCGCTGTATTCGTCGGTATAATTAAGTTATTACTACCGCCAGAAAAATTTAACTCTACTACCTTGTTAGCATCACTTAAAGCTAAAGTATGTTGTGCCGTGAAAGTTGCTCTTGCTCTATTACGCACCTCAGCGCCTGTAACGTACTTACTCGCAAAAGTGCCGCCTCCAGTATCTTGTGCAATTGCAAGCCTATCAGAAGCCTCTAAATTACTTCCTTTCGCTGTTAATTGACTTATCTTTACGTTCGCCATTTTGCTTGTTTAAATACGTTATTAATTTCTTTATGTTTTCTTGTTTTGGTTTATATTTCTTCATAAATACCAGCCTTGATAATTGTTGTTCGTGTCTGGGTACATATCTCCGTTTGAATTAGAATTGTACTCAGGAAATTTATCGTTGTTAAAACTTATATGTTCAATAAATCTTTCAGTGTAATGCTGTGCAATACTTCTTTCTTTCTCGATTAAGAAATCTATTTCGACTTTTTCTACGTTAGTGGCGTTTTCTGAATTGTGTTTATACACCCCTTTATTAGCTATCGTGTAAGCTGCAAAAGGTAAATATTCTACCATTGCCCAGTGTATAAGCATCGGTTTAACATACGTAACTAAAAGGTTATTGTAATCTGTAGGAATTGAATACAAAGTGTCGATAGTAATTTCAGCATCGTCGTTTCCACCGTCAATTATAATTACGTCGTTTACTTTATAACCCGTTCCAGCCGTGTCAATATCCGCATCGGTAACTAAACCACCCGTGTCTGTAATATCTAACGTTAAACCCGTTCCCGTACCACCCGTAGTAGTAACACCCGTTGCAGTAGTGTATCCCGTTCCTTGTTCACTTACTGTTATTGCATTTGGTATTCCTGAATTAGCTAAAATAATTTCAGCTTGTAATTTTTGTAGTAAATCAGTACCTAAGAAATTTTGTATATGAATGTCTTGAGCTATTTTAACGTACTGAATAAAATTGTCCGTGTCTACGTTGCCGTTCATTGCAGTGAACTTAACTACATCGTTTCTTGTTATTAAAAGTGCTTCTGCCATTATTTCCTTCTTTTATTCGTTGGTAAAAATCCGTTATTAGGCATATCCTTTGGTAATTGGCTAACTTTAGAATCATTCTTTACAACGTACCCTAACTTTTCAGCTTTACGTACCGCTATTTGTTTTAACTCTTTGCTGTTAACGTCAATTGCTTTACCGCTAAATGTAGCATATACTTGTTTATTCCATCTGTGGTTACAGTTACCACCGCCTTTATAAAACCAAATTGAATATGTATTAGCTCCTTTCGGGCCCCATCCCGGATTAACTGATTCAGAACCCATTTTTAAAATGTCCTCTTTACGGTAAATCTTATTAGCCGCTATCATTTTACGGCAAAATTCACGCGTATTATCAGCACTTTTACCAGCGTAAACGTATCGAGTTAGAAACTTAACACCGTCTATAACTTCATCTTGTGCGCTTCTTATATTCGGTCTATTGTCACCCGTTGAAACTAAGTTAACTATTTTACTCAATAAAGACTGTTTTGGCTCTTTAGAAAGCGTTTCGTTCTCTTGGTCGTCCAAATCATAGTCAACAGGATATTCATCTATTAAAATTGAGTTTTCGGGTATGTCTTCGCCTAAATCAATTAACGCTTGTGCTATTTGTATTTCTTTGCTTAACTCCGTTCCCGTTTCCTCAGCTACTTGTTCTTCAGTTTGTGCGTTTTCTAAATCTACAAACTCCAAAGGCTGTAATGTTTTAAAGAATAACTTTAAAGTGATTCCGTTATAACCTAAAATTTTGTCAAAGGCTTCTATTATTTGATCCTGAATAGGTTTAATTACCATGTTGTCAAATAGTATAGAAGCATTCTTTAACTCATCAGCATTCGAGCTAAATCCATTTGCCGAACCTAATCCAAATAAAAGTGGCGAAGTAACGTTGTGCGCTAACATAATCTTTTTAACGCACTCCTCACTTAAGTAAGTATAGTGTTCTGGCGCATCGTTTAATGGCAAATCATCTACCGTAGTTTTACTTTCTTGGTTATTGTTAAAAGCAACTATTACCTTTTGACCTCTTGAGCCAGTCAATTGGCTTAATACTTTTGATTTAATTATTTGTTGCTGCTCTTCTGTTGGAACTCCATTATTAAAGTTTACTACTTTAGTTCCTGAAAAACCGTTTTGTACTTCGTTAATTAAATAATCAGCAATTTCTTCTTCTAATTTTGCATACGGAAGTCCACCTTGATAATCAGGCAAAGCGTAATATTTCATTCCAACAGCATAAGGCTTAGAATAAAGTATTTCTACTTGTTCATTAGAATATCCGTAAGCTGGGATTCTTTTAGGTGCGTATTTCTTTGTGTCTTCCCAATTATCAGAGTAGTAATAACCTTCTATTTCTCCGTCTTTATTACACTTTTCAGCACGTAATAAATTAACAGGTATGTGATAAGCTTTAAGAATCTTTTTATGATCTTTAGAATAGTGAACTTGCATAGCAAATTGCCCGAACATTTTACGATCTAAAACTATTTTACGAATGCAATCGGCATGAAATAAAGCCATCATTTGAGCGTACTCATTTGGCTTTTTATTAGCGTCTAACGCACTCAATCCACGGCCGTATATTAATCTACTTACATTATTAATCACAGCGCTGTTAGTCGTTGAATTAACGTATCTATCAATGATAAACTGAAAGTAATTGTTATCATCGCCAAATTCTACCCAAGCATCTCGTTTAGACTCCTGAATTACGGGCGTTGTATATGTACTTAATTCTAAAACGTGTATATTATTCATAAACTATAAATTCATTCGTGGTATTATTAGCCGTATATTGTTTTTTGTTTACTGTAAAGGTATTAACATTTTGATTAGTACAAAATATCCTATCTTTATAAACTACGACCGCACCGTTAATAAATACCAAATCGTAAAAATGATTTTCTACTAAATTAAATTCAGCTTCAAACGTATCGTAATAGTCCCCTTCCGTGTAAGTGTAAGTATTTATTTCAGTTGTTACGTTAGTTTGATCGTCCGTAATAGCTACGTAATCAAAATCTTTACTTCGTGGAATAAACACGAACGATTGGTCATTTGTTGAAGTAGTTAGAATAATCATATACTATAAACGATTAGAGGTTGATTTTGTACCGTAAAACAAAAAACCCCTACCGAAGTAAGGGTTAATTGTATGCAAGTATATGAAGGAAATTAAGAAGTAACTATTGTTGCATCAGTTCCAGTTCCATCTTCAAACAAAGTTTTTAATCCAGCTTCGTCTGTTACATCAAGAAAGTTCGCCGGGCTGACCTCCATGGATTCGAACGTCAAATTATAACCGTTAAAATCACCCAAGGCACTACCACTCGACACAGTACCAGCTGTTACGTCAGCACCTTGTGTAAGTCCCATTAAAAAGAATTGGTCGGTCATTGTTCTAACTACAATTCTCGGACGTCCGTAAGCAAGTAGTTTAACGTTTTTATGCGTTGCAACATCTTGTCTTTTTAATTGAATAGTCAAAGTTTGTTGAAAAAAAGTAGTACCGTTGTCACGGCTTGAATTGATTGTAGTTTCAAAACTGTTAGCGCCTTTTAATTCGTATTTATACAAGTTCAAAGAACCAGTATTAACGGGCGTCCAGTCAACTATTAAATCAGTGTCCGTATTATCGTAGTCTACATCGTCAGAATTTAATTCATCGTAGTTAATAAAGTAGATAGCCTTCAACCCCGAAACGGAATCTTTACATTGTTCTATTCTACCATTTGTTATATCACAGCTCATTTTATTATTTTTTAAAGTTTAACAAAAAAAAAGGTGGTGTATTTTGCACCACCCTTATTTATAGTTTATGGTTTTTTAGTTAGCAGAGTTAACGATTCCGTAAGTAACTACATCTTCAGCGAATCCGTATTTAACGTCTCCTGTAAATCTCATTACTACACGTACATTCATTGAACCGTCAATCAATCCCATGTCAATAATTTTAACTTCGTTCATGTCATTTAACAATCCAGTTGCAAAATGCAAGTTAGAACTTTGTGAAGCTAAACCAGTGTTATTTGCTAAACCGTTAGCCAAGAATATTGGTAGACCGTCAAAAGAAAGTGAACCGTTAGAATACCATTGAGTTCCCAAGTTATTTGTACCGTTAGCACCTAAACCGCTTGCACCAAATCCACCCAAAGCACGGATGTAAGCACGAACGATGTTAGAAGAAAGATACAATTTAAGGTCTGGTTGTCCGTAAAGTCTTGTCGGGATAGCATCAACAATAGAACCGATTTGAGCGATTACGTTAGAAGCATCAACAGTTGTTCCAGCAACCTCTTGTGCAGCTGGCAAAGAAGCGTCAGTAGTTAATTGAGTCATGATTCCAGCGAATTGACCTTGTGTAGCATTAACACCTTGCCAAATAGAAGTCTCCATGTTAGCAGCTACTTTCTCAGCAACGTGCGCAATTAAGAAATCTGAAAATGATTTAGGCATTACATCAAATGCAGAGTAACCCATTTCAATCGCTTGCCAAGTTTGGTGAAAATCTTTTTTACACAATTGTAGGTTAACTTGGAACTCCTCAGGTTGTAAAATTCTTTCAGTTAAAGAAAGTGTTGCGCTCGCATCAAAATCACATGAAGCATTTCTGATTAGATCGTCCGTTGCCACTCTTTGAATTACTTGTTTGAATTTCACGTTAGGGTGAATAGTCATTCCACCTTGCTCTAAAGTTGGTGCGCTAAGGATAGCCGCAGCAATGTACTTACCAGCAAATTCACCAGCATATGTAGTAGTGATATTTGTACTTGTACTTAAATTAATTTTTTCCATTTTATAATATTTTATTTAGATTAAACAGCAGTTAATGTAATTGCACCCGCAGCAGTTCCCAATCCGAAAACATACCAGTTTGTACCGTCACAATTTAATTCAACGAAATCACCGATTGTATCAGCAGAAGCAGAAAAAGTGATCGTGTTTTCATCAGCTCCCGGTACGTTTACTGAATTTACAATAACACCACCTTGAATTTTGTTTGTAGCAGCTTTGATAGTCCAAGCAGTAGTAGCAAATAATGCAGCTACCGTAAAACGATATCTAAAGCCAGCAGAAGTAGCAACCGCTGGTAGTGTAATTTGCGCTCCAGCAGCAGCGTTTAAAGAAAATGACTTACCTGAATCTTCAGCAGTCAAAGTTGTTGCACCTGTTAACGTTTCAACAAGTCCTACTTGTCTTGTTACGTCGTTAGATACAAAGTTGTAAGTTGTACTCATTTTTTTTTGTATTTAGTTAATTATTTATTTAATTTTTCAAGTATAGAATCCATTGTAGTTCTTGCTCTTTTAGAACTTAACTTAATAGATTCAGATTTGTTTTCGTTTTCAGGGTTAAAAGAAATTGGTTTAACTTCTGAAAGTTCAACTTCTTTAGCTTCTTTTAGTTTAGATAGTTCAGCTTTTAGTGCGTTATTCTCGTTTTTAAGCGCTTCAATTTCAGAAAAGAAAGATTCTTTAATCATGCTTTCAACAATCTTTTTAGGCGCAGCTTTTGAAGTTTCCATTTCTTGCTCTTTCTTCGCTTCTTCTTCAATTGGTGCTTCTTCTTCAACCTCTTCTTCTTCTTTCTCTTTAATTTCAGAAATAACACCTTCTTCTACTACTACTAAAATACGACCATCTTCAAGTTCGTATTCACCTATTGGCAAAGCTATTTTTTGTTCATCTTCAGTAACTACAAATACTTCGTTTCCAGCTTCAAACATTTCAGCTTCTAAAACTGTAACACCGTCAGATAGTTTCATTGTTTCTAACTTTACTTCCATACCGAGTAAAGTTTTAATTTGATTGATTAGGCTATTTTTCATTTTTATTTATTTAAGTGTAGTTAATGCTCGTAAAGCTTCTTCGATATTGTCTGAAACGTCCGTAGACAAATTAAACAATTCAGTTAATAATTTATCTGGTTCAGAACCTTGTAAATTAACACCAAGTTCTTTAGCTAATTTATCTAATTGCGCTCTAAATTTTTGAGCAGTTGCAAGATTCTTTTTACCTAAATCTTTATTTGTTTTTATAGCTTCAGAAGCTGCTTTCATAGCGTTAATTGATTTTACAATAACGTCTTTATGTTTTCCGTATGTAGCAACTTGACCTTGAAAAACTTTAACCGTAGATTTTAATTCATCGGCTAACGCCAAATTAATTTCGTGTTTTGCTAATTCAACTTTTGAAGATTCAACTTCGTTAGCCTTTTCGATTTTCTTTAAAATATTGTTTATCATAGCTTATTAACTTATTGGTTTTTTAATTGTTCCTTTTTTATAAATGTACTATTGTAGAAGTACCTTGATTTACTAAACTTC